CTTGTTTTTGGTAGAAGTATCTTTAATAACGGCCATCTTTTCTTTGACAACACCATTCATTGATGAAAAGATTTGGATGTCTAATAAGTCCTCAATGATTGCTCGTCTATCGGCTGGAGATAGTTGCATAAATGGAACAAACGAAGCAGAACCAAGAATCACCACTTGAGTGAATGATTTATAATTTAATTTGAGAATGAACTTCTCTAGATGTTCTTGATAATCTTTAGCCTTGGCATCTTGGTCAACCAGTATGCCATTACAATATACTTCAAATGTATTTGGTTTGATACCACGAACTACCTTGTATTGTTTTTTGCCAATAGAAAATTCAATCTCAACAACACAATCAGATTGATTGATAGAGTTTGGCAACTGTGGTTTATTGATTTTACGGAATGGTTTGCCAAAAAGACCAAAACATAAGGCATCCAATATTGTGGATTTACCAGCACCATTGTTGCCAATGATGAGTGTGTTTGGTGATTTGGTTAGATTGATTTCAGTAAAGTTTAATCCTGTTGAAAGAAAATTCTTCCAACGGACTTTTTCAAATTTAATCATGCCTGTTCTTGGTTCAATGCTTCAACATATAATTCACGCATTACTGTTTTTAGCTTTTCATTGTCAATGTGTTCTTCTTGAATACCATCCACAAACTTATTAATAATTGTGATAGTATCTTCTGCTTGGTCAATCATATCATCTTCTACACCCTCTGTCAAGTCTGTAAAGTCCTCGGCAATGGTAATATCAACTGGATTGACATTATACAGGCTATTCATAAACTTGTCAAACAGATAGGGGTTTGTTTTGTTGATTACCACCACTTTAACATAGGTATTGGTATACTTGATTAAATCTTTATTGGTAATCTCGGTAATTGATTCCACTTTATCATCATAAGTGATTTTGTGGAACATAACATTTGAATTCTTTATGAAAGTAAGGTCACGGCTGCCAAGGTCAAAAAGATGAAAACCTCTAGTGTCATTATAATCTTGCCAAGTAAGTTCATACGGGTTTCCAAGATAGTGAATACCGTCAGCTGAACTCCTATGATGATAGTGACCGCTAAAAGTAAAATCAAACTTTCTGAATAACTCACGACTTAATCCTTCTTGACTTGGCATACCACGATACATGGCAAAGCCAGCAATCTCAAAGTGTCCCATGCAAATGCTAGCTGATGTGTTTTCTATTTCTGCCAAACTGTTATTGTAATTCTCTGGACAAATCCAAGGAATCATACATATGTCATAACTCTCATCACTATATTTTAAATGAATCGTTTGTGGTGACGAAATGACATTGATGTTACTATACTCTTGTAATAACAAATCAACTGAATTCACATCATTGGTATTTTTAAAATAGGTATCATGATTACCAGCCAACATATGTACCTGAATGCCTTTGGTATACAACTTATCAAAGAACATCTCCCTTGCACGCTTGAGTGTAAAGAAGTTTACATATTTTCTACGGTCAAATGTATCACCCAAAATAAGAACAGTATCAATACCATGTTCTTCAATAGTTGGAAAGAAAGTGCCAGAATAGAATCTTTCATAGTAATCCAAAAAATGAATCGAATCGTTACGAGCACCAAAATGTTGGTCAGTTATAATCGCAATTTTCATAATAAAGTTAATTCTTTAAATTGTCATATTGGGTGGATGTGGTTGATTTGGATCATTTGGGTCATAATATTTAATTTCAATCACCGCTTCTGGTACCTTTAAGGTGTTAACAAAACCTGTTGATTGTTTAAGTGTTTTAAACCATTTAGAAAATACCACATCTTTTTTTTCTGTTGGATAATAAGTTACTTTATACATTATATCATTCTCCTAAAAACTTTTCAAGCCCTTTTATTTTTTTTGCCGTTGCAATGTCTTTTTTTACCTTTCTTGCATCTTCATATGTTTCAATAAATTCGGCAATGTTATCATACAACTCAAACTGTCTGGATGTACCATCTTCAAACTCCATCAGTTCAAATTCATCTAGTATACCCATTTGTTCTGTAGCCTTATACTTGACATACAGTTGTTTCTTCTCTTTAGAGATTCTTCGTAAAAAGGCAAAATAGATGATTTGAGTAAAGTAAGCAAATGGATTCTTTGATTTGGCTGGATCAAAGTTATCAAAGTATTGTAGGCAGTTCTCAATACCATCTGACATCATTTCATCACGATAGGTATAGTTAATGAAGTTGGGTTTGTGTGATAGACCCTCTGCTATCTTCATAAAACACTCACCAATGTAATTTGGAATTGCTGGAGGTGGTTTTTTTTCTTTCTTTGCCAGTTTACAAGCTGTCTTGTAATCAACGAGTGCCTTGAGAAAATCTTCGTTATTAATGTAATGTTTTTGCTTAGCCATAAAATATACCAGTAAAAGTTGTTGACAAAGGGCTTGACAACGTGTATAGTTCTCGGTGTTCCCCTATGAGATTAATATTTAAATCAATGTAGTGTTTGACCATCGCCATCCTCTAGTGCATCCATTATATCTTCAATTTCTTCATCTGTCATTGAATCTGCCAAGTTCTTAGCTTTCAACAAATCATTAATCTTTTCGACAGTATTTGTATAGTATTCAGCAAATTCATCATTGGGTTCAAATATCGTAAGCACATCACGAGAATTAATTTTGATTTCATTCTTTTTAATAAGTTGAACTGGTAACCAATGTGACATGACTAAGCCATTCTCGTGTCCTTTTTGTACCAGCGACACCGACATAGGTTCAGTAATATCATAATTTCCATTTGCTGAATCACAAATTTGACCAATAATATCTTCACCATTCTTTAATCGAACTATTTTTATCGTATTCATTTTTTTAGTCCTATTTTATATATTTTGAATGGGAACTTCTCTTCCGTGTAAATTTTAACTCGTTCAACAAAATGCTTTAATGTGAAATTCATATGCTTCTTATATCTTAAATCATCTGCAATGTCGTAGAGAATGGCTTTTTCTTTTCCTTCTGACTGCCGCAGTCCACGACCGATTGATTGTAGATTTCGCACTCTTGATTTGCTTGGGCTGGCAAAAATGATATTATGCAAGTTTCTAATATTGATACCAGTGCTAAAAGTACCAAAAGAAGCAACAACAATCGCATCGTTTTCAATCTCCATTATTCTTCGTATTTCTTCTCTGTCATTGGCATCTACACCACCATGAACAAAGAACACTTTTCTATCACCAATATTCTTGGTTTCTCTTATCATATCATACAGTATTTGACCATGCTTGTCAACCATTTGATATAATATTAACGTATTATTACCTAAGCTAACTGCGAGATTCTTAATAAATTTATTTCGATTTTCGTTTGCAATGAGATACTGTATTTCTTCTTGGTATGTTTTATCTTTTATCTGTAGGCACATTTCATCATCATGCTTCAGAACTAAACATTTAATTTCAAAATCTGAAACTTGCTGTTTATCAATTAGTTCCCTTGTGGTGATTACCTTTTTGACTGAACCAAACAAACCTTCCAATACAAGCTTGTGTGTTTTAGTACCATCTAATGTACCTGTAAGACCTATCCTATATTTAGCATTTATACAGGACGTCAGTATTGTGGTTAAAGATTGAGCCTTGAATAGATGTGCCTCATCACCAATGATATAATCAAATTGATGAAAGTATTCTTTTGGAAGTTTATACAGAGATTGCCATGTGGAAATGGTGAGTGGTTTATCAGTATCTTTTTCTTTACCTTGATAAATACGATGAACATTGGCCATTTCGCCATTGTTATAATCACCAAAGTCAGAGTATAATTGTTCAACCAATGATGTGGTGGGAACAATGATAAGGCCTTTGAGATTTTGATATTGATGTAATTGACGAAAGATTAGATAGATGATAAGAGATTTGCCAGACGCTGTTGGTGAAACCAGTAACGCTCGGCGTTTTTGCATGGCGTGAATATAGGCATGTAATTGATGTTCTCGTATTTCAATTGATTCACCACGAGCATGAATGTTTAATGAATCAATAAATTTTTTGGCATGATAGACTGAATACTCATCTTCAACATCAGGCCTTGGATCACCATAATCAAATTTATAATTTCTTTCTTCACAAAACAATTCAATATATGGTAATAAACCAAGATAGATTTGATTCGTCTGTAAATTAAACATACGAATTTTTCCATCCCAAATTCGATTACGATAGGCCGGAACAAACTGGTAACCAGGAACAAAAAAAGTAAAGTATTCGGATAACTCTTTTGTGATATGTTTTTCACAAGTTATCTTGGCATATACCTCATCTTTTTTTGATATAACTAAATCACTCATTCTTTTTCATCAAACTTATAGAACCACGAATCAGGTGTGCCAACACTCCACTTAGAAATGTTTTCTACTGAATAGACTTCTGTTGGTATTTTAAAATCAGGTGTTTTAACTACAGGTGGTACCAGTGATACATCATACCACAGACAACGATTGTTTGGTTGACAGGCAAATTGGCCATTGTCTAATTGAATAAAGTTGTATGACTTATGTTCTTGCACACCTTCTGAGAAACTGGTGTCAATACGATTAAAATCTGGTGCAGCAAAATCAATTGTAAAAAGGTATTTACCAAAATGAAATGCACGGTCTTTACCAAAGTATTTTACTTTAAGTCCTCGTAAATTTGATTTCTCAATCACCGCCATATCATATGATAGACAATCCCATATTTGTAGATTATCTAATGGCAGATATTCTTCTACGGGTTTCCAAACATATGCAGAGATAGGTAGTTTATCGAACAATGCACCGTAATCGGTTAACATACATTCAATACGGAATGCCTGACCTTTGATGGCCTTGGCAGTTATCCATACACAAGGTTCTAATTCACCATGACCTTTTTCATGATTATAAAGAAACTCCTTACGAACAAAACATTTAACGGGTGGTATATTTGCAACAAGAAAAGACATTATTGGCCTCCTATAAATTTTTCCCAAGAAATAAAATCACGAAGCTGCCAGGTTCTCTGTTTTAGTTCATTCATCACCGATTCTAAAACAGACACACATTCTTCATGGTATACTTTCTTCTCTAACATCTTAATCAAATCATCATCACCTTCTAAGTAGGCACCGATATCCGATTTCAATACAAACTGAAATGGTTGCCAACCACGAGTTTCTAATTCGTCTTGGTCTAATCTGCCATTGTAATAATCAATCTTAATCTTACGCAAACGCAGGTAATCAAAGTGAGCCTTCTTGGCTGCAATTTTATGTTTGGTAAGAATGGAGAGATATTTGTTGTGTAGAATAGGAATACGAAGCAGTTCTTTACCAGGTTCAGTCTGGTCCATTTCTGCATCTTTTTCCCAATATTTTAATACTTGTTCTAGATTTTCCATAATAATTTCAATATAATAACACCAATTTTACATGGTAACACATTTTATGTTACCTGTCAAGGATTTATGTTAATTAAAGTGGTATAACTTTAAATTGGTCAAAAACAAAAGTAGCATCTGCTGTAATAATATCATCAGCGGATTGCTTGGTGTCAAAGAAGATGTCTGAAAGAGATACCGGAAACATATTGATAAACTCTACACGGAGTATTGGATTGTTTAAAGAACTTAATACTGTCAAAGTGGCATCAGAGTATTGTTGTTTATCACTGGCCATATTATTATATTGATTTTGTAATGCCGTCTTTAGATTTCGTTCATCAGTACCGTCCGGAGATGCAAAGGAACGGAACCAATCGTGTAACTCTATCCATGATGTTATATTCTCATTCACCGTAAAGTTCATACTAAAATTGTTATATAATATTTGGTTACCAGGTGAGTATACAGTTACACTTGGAAAGTTGATTGGGGCCTGTCCTACACTCACCCCTGGTATGTTTACAGACTGGCAGAACCATGTCGTGTCAGGTATCCGAGCAAAGGTCATGAGAAACTTTGTCGGTTGTAGATAGTTGGTATTTTCTGGAGTTCTGCTTAAGACGGACATGATAATTCTCTAATTGAACATACAAGTATTTAGGTCGAAAAAAAAGAGACCTCCGTGTGGAGGTCTCTCTAAATGTCCTTCTTGACGAGGACTTTTTGATTACATGAGGTTTTTGACACCAAAAATTCTGTAATACCTGTTTGTACGAGCATTCAATCCACCCAAGCCAGCGCCTAGACCTTCTGCGAATGGGTTTGATACCATTCCATAACGTGTCTTGAAGCCAATCTTTGGTTGGAATGTATACTGGTCTACAGCACGAACCATTTGGAGAGGAACGTATGGGCAATAGAACAGACCAGCATCGTATGGGCTAGAGCCTTTATAAC